CAAGAAAAAGGTTAAAGAAGAGAGTAGCTCCTTATGGGTTACTAAGTCTATATGAGAACTCATATTATCCTTCGGTATTTATAGATAATTTTATTATAAATCTGTCAAATGAAGATCTTTGTCAGTACTGTTTAGATTCAATTGGACACCAAAAAGGAGTTGTCGCATTTGGAGGAACTTTTTTAGAAAACCCACAAGCAGTTGTTGTCAGTAGATTAATAAAACAGGCAAGACCAGATATTATAACAATATATGGGGGTCCTAATGCTACAGCAAGACCTGATAAGCATATAAAAGATTTTGACTATGTGATAATTGGTCCAGGTATTTTCTTATTTAATCAGGTTATACAAGATATGCCGGATAAGAGAATACAAGGTCCTTGTTATGATAAAATTTTAGACAATAAGTGGCCAGGGATTCCAAAAAGTTATAAGTTTTCTTATTTAACAAATTCAATTTTATCTTCAATAGGGTGTCCATTTTCATGTCGTTTTTGCTCTTCTAAATATATATGGAATAAAAAAGTATTTTTTCGAGATCCAGATTCGGTACTGTCTGAGATTTCAGAATTAAAAGGTATAATTGAATTTCGAGATGACAATTTTACAATTAATAAAGATAGACTTCTTTATTTTTGTAAAGCTTTGAAAAAGATGAATAAGCAATGGACGTGTCAAGCTAGAGTAAGTTCCTTAAATATTGATCTTATTAGGACCATGAAAGAGTCTGGTTGTATTTTAATTAGCTGTGGGTTTGAATCCGTAAGTGATTCTACTTTAAGTTTTATCAATAAAGGGCACACAGTTGATCAAATGGTGAATTTAATAAATGATTTTGAAAAATCACAGATGTATTATACAGGAGGATTTGTTGTCGGGTTTCCAAATGAAGATAAACAAGACATAAAACAAACTATTAAGTTTGCAAGAAAAAAACGTAAATTTTCTAAAATACCTATAGATGTTTCAGTTTTTTTAGGTATGCCTGTTTCGGAGTTGTATTATTTAATACGAGAAGAAAATCTTGTTGAATATAGTTGGAATGATGGGGAATTATTGTTTCCAGGCACAAGACATTTATCTCGAAAATCTGTTGAAAAATTAGTTGAGTTGAAATGAAAAAAGATCTTTGTATTGTAGTTCGAGAAGTTGGAGAGAGGACCACAGATTTATGTTGTGGGATATTAAAAGAAGCTTTTCCTGATGCATCAATCCATAGAATTTTTGAGATACCTTTTTCAAAAGCGGTTAGAAAGTGTTTTGAGATCGGGATAAAGGAGAAGAAACCCTGGACTTTAGTGACTGATGCTGATGTGCTCGTTCATATTAAAAATATAAGAGTTTTTTTTAATTATGTTAAATCATTATCTGACAATGGATTTCGATATAATTGTGTGTTCCTAGATAAGATAATGAGGCTTTTTAGACCCGGAGGGATTCATTTATATCGGACTAAATATCTGTCAACAGCATTAAGATATGCCGATGGGGGGATAAACTCATTGCGTCCTGAGAACTTTGTAATGCTGGAGATGGATAAAATAGGTTATAAGAATAATATAATAAAAATCCCGGTAGCTGTACACGATTATTTTCAGTATTATAAAGATCTAGCTCGTAAGGGGTTTCTTCATACTTTAAAACATGGTGGTCGGGCAAAGATACTTGTTTCTCATTGGAAAAAGTGGGCAGAAACGGATCCAGATTTTAAAGCATTACTAATAGGACAGCAACAGGCTATTAATTATCGAGGTCCTGTTATTGTTGATTCCATTGAGATTGGTAAAATCATCAATGATAGTTTAAATCAGTCAGGGCTTATTGAAAAAAGTCAGATAGATGAATTTAATTCTAGTATTATTGAAAAAATGATTAGCAAGCATATGTCTAAAGAAACCCCTTTGCAGAATCAGCTTTATAAAAAATTTGGAGTAAGAAAGTGGTTACAGCTATCTTATTGAAGTGGAAACGTGAAAAAGAATTAGATATAATTATTGCCCACCTTAAAAAAATCCCTTTCATATCTGAAATAAAAATTCATGATAATCGAAAAGATAATTTATTTACTTATGGCAGATATATTGCTGCTAGAACTGCTATAAATTCTATTATCTATACTCAGGATGATGATTGTGTTGTTAAAAATATAAGAGCTTTATTTGATCAATACGATGGAACTCAGATTGTAAATGCCATGAAGCCTCTTCATATGCAACAATATTCTGGAAAAGAGACTTTATTGGGATGGGGATCTTTTTTTCAAAAAGAGTGGATACAAGTTTTTGACAGTTGGATCAACACTTATGGCCAAGATTATCTACTCTACCGAGGGGCTGATCGTATTTTTACAACTTTAGTTGGTAAACATAAAAGTTTACCCGCTGATTTAGAAGAGTTTGCTTCAGCAAAAGAAAAAACAATTGCGTTATATCGGAGAAAAGACTACTGGCACATTATCAATAAAATTCGAAAAAGGTTAAAAGTAATATGTCAATAAAATCTATTACTGGAATTGTTGTTTCTTGGAATGACTCTGAGTTATTGAAAGAAAGTATTGGGTCTTTACGAAGGGTCCACCCTAGTATGAAAATAATTGTTGTGGATGGTTCTCCTGAAGGTAGTAAATGTTGGGCGTATGCTAAAACATTAAGAGACAAACTTACTAAAGTATATCTATTAAAATATAATATCGGTCATGGCAAGGGTCTTGATTTTGGAATAAAAAAAGCAAAGACAAAATATGTTTTATTGTTTGACTCAGACATAGTTGTTAAACAACCTTTTGCCGAAGTTATGCTCAATTGTATGGATGAAGACTTGTATGGGATGGGGATGATAGAACAAGTTTGTAAAGATGGCATGTATCATAAGTCAAAAAAGGATAGATACTTAATCCCTTATCTGCATCCTTATTTTGCTTTAGTAAATCGCAAAAAGTATTTCGAATATCCTCCTTTTATCCATCACGGATCCCCCTGGATTATGACTATGAATACAATACATAGTTGTCGTAAAAAACTAATAAAGGCATTTCCTACAACAGATTTTGTGATTCATAAAAAAAGAGGAACCCGAACAAAAGATCCTAAAGAGTTTCGGATAGAAAATTGGGATCAAGTACCTAATTTTCTTACAATTATTACTCGTAAGCATCCTTTTAGAGACAAATGCTATAAAGAGCATCGAGAAAGTTTACTTAGTCAAACTGATCTAGATTTTTACCCTCTTATTATATATGACAAAAAAGGAAGGGGCGTTCCCTGGGCAAACAGGCAACTTTATGAATGTCAGAACAAGATAAACAGTGACTATGTTTTTATTCTCGATGATGATGATAAATTGATAGACAGAGATTTTATTAAAGATATCAAAGAAATCGTTCAAAAACATAATCCAGATGTGATTATGGTAAAAATGGAGAGAAAAGGTAAGATATATCCGACAGATATATCTTGGAAAAAAGATCCTAAATTTGCCAATATTGTTATGTCAAATTTTATTGTTCGATCTAGTATCTATAAAAAATATGCAAAATCTTTTTGTGTAGATCAAGGAGCTGATTTCTATTTTATTCGGGAAGTTCTCAAGCATCCCTATAAAGTACATTGGGAAGATAAAGTTTACAGTAAAGTAATGGTTGTGAGTAAAGGAGGTCCAGAAAAAGACTACAGTTTACAAGATTATAGTTCTATTCAGATTTTAGATAACAATATTACTGCTATTACTTGTACAGGAGACCGTCCAGAAGCTTTTGAAATGTGTGTAAAATGGATGCAGCGTCAAACAGTTAAACCTAAACAATGGATAGTTGTTGATGATGGTAAAGTAAAGTTAAAAAGCATACCTGATAAGTGTACATATATAAGAAGAATTCCTTCGGAAAATGACCCTCCTCATACCTTATGTTTGAATTTATTAGAAGGACTTAATCATACAATACATCCTAAAATTATAATAATTGAAGATGATGATTGGTATTGTCCTGATTATATAAAAATAATGAGCAAAGAACTTAATGAAAATGATTTAGTTGGGGTTCAGTCTTTATTATTTTATAGTGCTCAACTGCCAGGATATTCTTTTCGAAATAAAGTCAGACATCCAGCTTTGTTTCAGACTGCTTTTAGATCATCTATTGTACCTTATGTTCAAAAGATATGTTTACAGTATGATTCTAATAAAAATATTTCACATAAAGGACTTATAGATTCAGCAGTATGGGAAAATAAGGTTTTTAATCAGATAAAAAACAAAGATGTTGTCGTAATCAATGAGAGTATTCCTTCATCAGATGGTACTATGGTCCCTAAAGGGCATAAATTTTACGCACCTTTTCCAAATTTTATAAAAAGAAGATTAGGAAAAACTAATAAGGTAAGTTATCTAAAGAGTCGGGCCGTTAAAAAAATACTTACACCTTCTCCTGACAAGCCTCTAGCAGTCGGTATGAAAGGACTTCCTGGAAGACCAGGACTAACTCAGGCACAAAAAAGTGGACATTCGTTTTACAAATGTGATAATTCCTACTTATATCTGAGACAAGTAATTGGGGAAGATTACAAATATTATGAAAGGTTTAAAAATGAAAAAGGAAAGTAAAACAGTAAACAGTTCAGCATTACAATTTACCTCCCCAGATTGCTTTGCTAAAGCTTCAAAGAGTGATGAAGGGATTGTAGAATTTTCTATGATTGCTTACTCCGGAAAGATAATTCCTAATCACTGGTATTGGGGAAATATTGCTTTTGATCTGAAGGGTGTAGAAATACCTTCAATTGGAACTCCAATATTAGAGGAACATTCTCTGAACAGAAAGATAGGCATTGCTCAAAAGTATAACATTAAGAATAACCGTTTGGATGTCGAGAAAGCAAAACTTCTCAATAATGACTATGCTAAGGAATTTATAGAAAATTCTTATGAAGGATTTCCTTATCAGGCATCTATTCGAGGAAAGCCAAGTGTTATTGAGTTCGTAGAAAAGGGATCTGATGTTGATGTAAATGGGTATAAGCTTTCAGGTCCCGGAGCAGTGTGGAGAAAATGGGAGTTAATGGAGTCCTCAGTTTGTGTTTTTGGGGCAGATCCAAATACTAAAAGCAAAGCAAATCAACATTCTGAAGAGCAGATAGAGTATTTTGTTGATGGTGACAAATTTAATTACGAAGGAGACAGAGATATGCCTTTTGATTTAGAGAAGTTTAAATTGGAAAATCCTGATGGGTTTTCCGAAATTGAGCAGGAGATTCGTTCTTCAGTGACTTCCGAAATGGAAGATAAGTTTTCTGAAGAACGTATCGAGTTGGAGACAAAGATTGCTGACATGGAAACAAAGATTGCTGACGCACAGAAAAATGAAGGAGAATACACAGAACGTCTTGGTAAGATGGAAAGGGCTTTGATTTATTTCAAGGAAAAAGAAATGAGGCTGGATGCTGAAAGTATTTTTTCCAAAGCGTTTCAAAGTTCTGGTTTAGAGACAAGGTATTCTGACAAGATCCAAAGGCTTGTTCCTTATGAGAAATTTGTTAAAGAAGGACAGTTGGATATTGAAGGGTACAAATCTGCTGTGCAGACTGAGTTGAAAGATTGGGAAGAGTTTGCTGAAAAGGATACTCCAAAAGTTCAGGGATTCGGCTCTCAGAAACGGTCTCCGGTAGGTGATGTATTTACAGAAGAAGACGCTGAGAAAGAAGCTGAAGCAATCTTAGCGACTATTAAATAAGGAGGATTTGAAAATGACGTTTCTAGGAAATCTGAATGGGTCTACTCCTCAGATGAATAGGTATCCCGAGGGTCCTGGTATTCCTCGGTTGTTTCATTCGGAAAGATCCATTGCATTAATTATTGATAAAACTGCACGTGCTGGTTTTGGAAACCTCAGATCTGGAACAGTTATGGCTAAGGATGATGATGGATTTTGTATTCCTTATGTCCCTGCAACAGTAGTTTCAGGAGAACTTTCTGGATTAGGTACAGTTCATATTCTTGCTGTTTCCGGAAATCAGGTTAGAATTCCTGCTGGTGAAGCTGGTAAATTTGCTGAAGATGATGTTGTCCGTAAACATGGTGATGAATATGAAACAGATATTACTATCTCCAGCATTGAGTACGGTGTTAACTATGACACACTGGTTGTGGATGAGTATTCTGATCTTTCAGCGGGTGATGAGCTTTACCTTAAAGGTGGGGATACAGCAGTTTATATTATGGATGGAGATCAGGACACTGGATACGGAAAGGATGCCAAGGGTGCAAATATATCCGTAGTGCTGTCTAACGCTACTCTTTACAAAAACTCTCTTGTCAATTTGGATGCTGGAGCTATTACCGATCTCGGCGGAATTGTTGACGGACAGTTTTATATTTTGAAATAAGGAGGATATAGAATGAAAGGCACAAAAGGAATTCCCTCGCTGCATCTAACCACGCTGAATAAGTTAATCAGCAAAATGGATCCAGCGCCTCATAATTTTTTTACTAATTTGTTTCCTGCTGTTGATTATCCCTCAGATAGTATTGAGTGGGAAATCGAATACGCATCCGGAGGCATGACTCCGTTTGTGGCTCCTGGTTCCGTTGCTCCGGCAGTAGGTATTGATGGGATCAGTAGGGCAAGTGCTAGAGCTGCTTACTGGAAAGAAAAAATATTTTTTGATGAAGAATTTTTGAACAATCTTCGTGAGCCAGGTTCTTATGCAACTTATCAGACTGCTCAACGTCATCTGGCCAAAGGTTTGAGAAAGATCAGATATCGCTGTGAAAGGCGACGTGAGTGGATGAATTGTCAGATGCTAACCAAAGGGGCTTTGACTTATCTGCTTCATGGAGGTACTCGTATCTCGGTTTCTTATGGTATTCCTGATCGACACCTGCTTACTCTGGATGAGGAAAGACGTTGGGACGGTGGATCTGCAAGAAACCCAATCGAAGATATTTTTGATGCAAAAAATATGCTCAGAGATAATGCAGGTGTGTCTCCTGTTTATAATATTTGTACAACTGGGGTTTTGAAAAGCCTGTTATTCGATGAGAAACTCCAAGCTCTTTTAGAAAAGAGTAAATTTGGTAATGGTGATTTGTTTGCCAATCCTACCAGAGTAATTGGTGAAATCCTTGGTATTGGAACCTTGATGGTTTATGATGAGTTGTATGAGGTCCAGGGATGGATTACTAATATCAGTTCTCTGACTATAACCGTTGATGATGTTTCTGATTTTGAGGTTGGTGGTACTGCTCGTATATTCAATCTATCTCAATTTAATACTTGGTATGATTACAATATAGCTTCTGTAGACAAACAGAATGGCACTATTACTGTTACCAAGATCAATGATTCTGATCCTGATCCTAGCAATATTGCTAAAGCAAACAGAGATAAAGTCGTTATGAGGAGAAAATTTATTGATGAGCATAAATTCCTCATGTTCTCTGATACTGCTATGGGTGGAAAGATTGCTGAATTTATGCAAGCACCTTTTGGTATTCCCAGAAATCATGGTATGTATGTTGATACTCAAGATGAATGGGATCCTGACGGAATCTGGTTGCGTGTTCAGGATAAAGGTCTTCCTGTACTTTATAATCCGGATACTGTTCTTTGTCTTACTGTATCTTCTGATACTCCGGTTGATGAATATTCTTAATTTTGTGACTCCCTCTTGTACAAGAGGGAGTGATTAAAGAGAGGTAATTTATGAAAGTTGAATTGTTAGTCAATTTGAAGACAACAAAAGGTGCTATAATTGCAAAAGGTTCTGTTTTTTCAGATGAATATAAACCCTTGCCAGGAAGGATCTCACGTTTAATGAAAAACCATCCTGGCTTGGTGCGTATTCTTGATGATAGAAAGACTTCTCCTGGTGTTGTTGTCCAAGAGGAGTCTTTCACTATGGAAGCTCCTGAACCTACTGCTCAAGAAGTCTTCGAAGAAGAAATAGAAGAGGAAGTAAAAGAAGATTTTGTTGCAGAAGAAGTAAAAGAAGTAGAAGAAAAGCCAAAGAAGAGAAAACCTGGACGACCGCGAGCAAAAAAGAAGGAAGATGAGGAATGAAAATATTAATTGGATCAACTACTCTTGCAGAGGTTTCAAGTGTTGTTCAGATAAATCAGTCAGGTCTTGACCCTTCTGTTCCTGTATCAGTATGGTGTTGGGGATTAACGGATGCCGAAGAAATAGAGATCCAATTACCAACTGATAAGGACTCTCCTGATAACTGGGTAACTGTATATAAGTTGAAAGCTGGAGCACCATTAAATCAAACTGCCGTATATAGTCCTTGTAAATTTAGAGTTAAAAAAGGCAGTACATCTACTGCGGCAGGAGTAGCTATAGCGTCAATTAGGGGGATAAAGTGAGTATGTTTTCTAGAGCTACTGAGATACGGGGTGTGAAATTATGACTATTTTTGGTGGAATTGCTGGACAAAGCGGTGAGGGTTCCGGGGGTTCTGGGGATGTTGATGGTTTAAACATCACAGACGGAAAAACGCTTAATGTAACGCAGAATGTCAATTTGGATGAAGAAACTAATTTATCCAATAAAGTAGATAAAGTTGCAGACCATTCTTTGGTGGCTGATACTGACATTTCAAAAATTCATGATCAGAATTTAGATACGGGCATGGGAGTTTTGGGAACAAAAGAAACTCCGGTTGATGTGGATAAATTAGTTCAGCGAGATAGTGATAATTCAGATGCTTTAGTGACATCTACATGGACACAGATCAAAGCCTTCCTCAAAACTTATTTTGACACATTGTACAATAACTATGTTTTAGAAAATCATAGTGGCAATCACGTCAATGGCACAGATGATATTCAAGATGCCTCTAATAGTCAAAAAGGCCTTGCTACTGCGGCTCATATTACAGCAATTGAATCAAATACTGCAAATAAGGCAGATAAGCTGTTTTTCACAACCACAAAAGCCACAACCGGAACCTTAGCGGCTTCCGAAATGGATGGAAGGGTAATAAGCAACCTCGGACAAGCTGCCGATTGCACAATAACTCTTGAACCGGCAGACGAGGGCTTGTCCTTCACGGTTATGCTGTCCACAACGGTTGCTAACTTCTACC